ATCGGGGCGGTTCAGCTCTGGTAAATGCCCTTGGTGGAGAGGCTAAGCAGTGAAAGAGCTGTGCTATGGATCTGTTTGCAGTGGAATTGAAGCCGCGAGTATTGCCTGGGAACCGTTGGGTATGCGTCCGGCGTGGTTTGCTGAAATCGAGCCTTTTCCATCTGCCGTTCTTGCGCACCGCTGGCCCCATGTCGCCAACCTTGGCGACATGACAAAACTTGCCAAAAAAGTCCTGGCTGGGGAAATCGAATCCCCTGATGTGCTCGTCGGGGGTACGCCTTGTCAGGCATTCAGTATCGCGGGCTTACGTGGTGGGCTTGATGATGAACGCGGCGCGCTAACTTTGAAGTATGTGGAGCTTGCAAATGCAATTGACGACAAACGGTCTGAGTCCTTCCTCAAACCGACAGTTATCGTCTGGGAAAATGTCCCAGGAGTCCTGTCATCGGCAGATAACGCCTTCGGATGTTTCCTTGCCGGATTGGCTGGAGAAGATGCGCCATTTGAACCAGGTGATCGACCTGAATCAGGAAAAAGTAACGCGTTCTGGCGGTGGGATGGCAAAACCGGTTGCCATGCTCCAAAGTGGCCGCAGTGTGGTTGTATTTATGGACCGCAGCGAAAGGTGGCCTGGAGAATCCTTGATGCCCAATACTTCGGAGTGGCACAACGACGCCGACGCGTGTTTGTTGTCGCAAGTGCTCGAACAGACCTCGATCCCGCAACGGTACTTTTTGAGTTCGAAGGCGTGCGCCGGGATATTGCGCCGAGCCGAAAAAAGAAGGAAATCGCTTCCGCCATTATTGCAAATGGCGCTGCAATCAGTGGCGAAAGCCTAAATCCATGCCTACACGCTGACATTCCACCCGGTATGAAATCGACGAAAGCCGTAAACGCTTTCAGGATGGCAGCATTTGGGGAATATATTGACGATGAAACCGCATCGACAGTAAAGGCAAGAGATTTTAAAGATGCCACTGACCTTGCCGTTTTTAGCAGCACAGGAGCAGGTTTTTGGTCAGAAGGGCATGGTACATTGCGGGCACGTGAGCAAGAAAGCCATGAGCATCTTGTTACATTGGCTTTTCCTGAGCGTATGAGCGGTACACAACATGCTGCAACTAAGAATACTTCACCATCTCTAATGGCTAAAAATCCAACAGCTGTTTGCTATGAAGTAAGAAACGCAGAAGTAGCTGTCCGCCGTCTTACCCCTGTCGAATGTGAAAGGCTGCAAGGTTTTCCTGATGGGCATACGTTGATCCCGACGGAAAAGCGTAAAAAAGTTAATTCAGATGAACTGGCATATCTTCGCAATCACTATCCAGATTTAAGCGAAGAAGAGGCCGCGATGCTTGCAGCTGACGGACCGCGTTACAAAGCGATCGGCAATAGTATGGCAATACCAGTAATGCGCTGGATTGGCGATCGGATTACTAAGGCCGTATGTCGGCAGAAAGAAGGAAGTAAAACAAAAGAGCGAAAAGTTAAACCAGCGGCAGAATTCGAACGGTCCATATTCAAATGGGCTGGTGGAAAATTTGGTGTTCTGGAACAAATCTTTCGCTATTTGCCAGAAGGGAAGCGCCTGATTGAACCTTTCGTTGGTGGCGGAGCTGTCTTCATGAATGCCGGATACCAGGAAAATCTGCTAAATGATGTGAATGCTGACCTGATTAACTTTTACAAGACTCTGCAACGCGAGGCGCATTCACTTATCACTCTGGCACATCGTTTCTTCCAGGACTACAACACACAGGAAGGATACCTGGCAGTACGGAATGCGTTTAACAAACAAGTCTATGATGATTTACATCGCGCAGCGGCGTTTTTGTTCCTGAACCGACATTGTTTTAACGGATTGACGCGTTACAACCAGGCCGGTGAGTTCAATGTCGGTTATGGGAAGTATAAAACTCCGTATTTCCCATTACAGGAGATGGAAGCCTTCCTCGGTGCGGAAGGGCGGTCTGAGTTTGTATGCGGTGATTTTGCAGCGGTGATTGAAGCTGCCGGAGAAGGAGATGTCATCTTTTGCGATCCGCCGTATGAACCGCTTCCAAATACAGAGGGATTCACGAACTATTCCGGTCATGACTTTAAGTTTGAAGAGCAAAAACGCCTGGTGTCTCTGTTGACGGATGCTCATCGTCGAGGTGCAAAGGTTCTCATTACTAACAGTGGCGCGCCAAATATCAGAGAGCTTTATCATGACAGTGGCTTCAGAGTGGAACCTCTTTTTGCCAGACGTTCTGTGTCTTGTAAGGGGGACACTCGAGGTGTAGCTCATGACGTTTTAGGTATATTGCTCTAATAAATTTATTAGTGTAATATCGCCTCAATGAATCGTGATTTATAGAGCGATTTAGCTGTTAGCCGCGACAGGCGCGGCGGTAAGCATGGCTGGGCCTAGTCCTCCCAGACAAACCACCGAGTTGCCAGGTTGACCATGCGCCTAAGTGGCAACTCCGAAGTGCGTTACGAGCTTCCAGTTTGCCCATCTTCGGGTGGGCGTTTTTTTTCAGGGTTTTCGTCATGGTTAGCGACTTTGCGGCGGTTTAGAAACTGACCATTAAAGTAAATGCAAACGATGATCTGATGATGGTAGCGGCCTAAGAAGCCAGACGCCACGGGGTATGAGTCGTCCCCCGTCAAAAAATCGACCGCAGAGTGTCCCCGTCTGTGTATTAGGGAACGGGGAGACACAACAGGTAAGGGCGCTGGTGTGATTAACCAGATGAACGAGAAGGGGCCATCTGTTGGTCAGCGTCCTTTCCTGTTGCGTTTTCTTTTCAGCGTAACAGCGGTGCTTAACAGCACTTTGGGTACAGTTCCACGAATTTACGGGTATATCCCGTCATGCTGAAAGCGCTAATCACGCTGGAAGCCAGGGTTATGCATCCCCTGTTACCGAATTGCAGCCAGGGCGCGGTGCGCCGAAAAGCATACGGAGGTGGAAGCCCTCGCCGGAGACGTACCCGGCAAGTGATGGTGTAGCTCAGCGGTTAGAGCGGTTGACTGTTAATCAACGGGTCGATGGTTCAAATCCATCCACCATCGCCAATGCCGGTTTAGCTCAGTTGGTAGAGCGCCTGCCTTGTAAGCAGGATGTCAGCGGTTCGAGTCCGTTAATCGGCACCAGCACAACAGGTAAGGGTATTTTGCGACGTCGGAGATCGCCGAGCTTGGCAGAGGGTTCGAATCCCTACGAAGTACCCTTACCGTTGTGATGAATGCGCAGGCTGATGCGCGAAAGACATTGCAGCTATTGCGGAAAAGAGCTGTTCGGCGGGGCAATTAAACGCCCGTGAGAGTCTGAAATAACCGCAAGCCGGAGATCAGCACCGGTCATCACAACACAACAGGTAAGGGCATTCTCCCTTATGGGGCTTGGCTTAAATGCATCGAGTGCTCTTACCGTTGTGATGAAGTGCAGCTCTTTGAAGCAACCAGAAGATAAGCATCTGGCTTCACAACATAAACCGCAGGAACGACCAATAAACGGTAGTCCGTATGGAGAACACCCCGTTGAGGAAGAGGCCTGGCCGGAACCGTAACCGGCACTACAACGTTGAGAACACTGGCGTAACGGGGTCATATCCCAATCTACGAATAAATGTTGCGTTGCAGCGTGACAACCAGTGTTCTCAACATTGTGGTGAATGCACAGGCTGATGTGCCGCAACTACAGTAGTGCGCGCTTTGCGGGGCTTGCTACAACCCTGTGTCGGAGTTCAGCACCGACCATCACAGTTTGATTCTCTGGCATGAGCATAACGCTGAAATAAGTCCAGTCTGGTGCGGCCCGATCACCCGCCGTTAGCTCCACGAAACGGAGCACGTAACAGGTAAGAGCATTCTCCTGTAACGGGTTCATATCCCAATCTACAGGTCCACCAGGAATGCTCTTTCCGTTGCGGTGAATGCGGCTAAGCGCACGCGGAACAGTTAAAACAATCCTCCTTAATGGTTAAACATTCCGACGTTAATTGTTAACTGGTTAACGTCACCGGGAGGCACTCGGCACCGCAATCTAATAAATATGTCACTTTTATTGAGGGATAACCAATGTTCGGTAAATTGTTCGGCAAGAAAGTCGCTTCTGCAAAAGTAGAGCTGAAAAAAGTTGAGAATCGCGATCTGATGGAGGCCATCATCGGTGGCTGTTTGTTGGTGTCTGCCGCTGATGGTGAAATCGAAAAAGAAGAAACAGCGAAACTTGATCAGCTTGTCCGCTCTAATCCGCGTCTTAGTCATTTTGGTAACGAAATTACTGCAACAATTACCCGCTTTACCGAGCAACTGGAAGCTGGCTTCCGTGTTGGTCGCATGAATATCCTTCGCGAAATTGAAGATATCAAAAACGATCCAAAAGAAGCGGAAGAAGTATTCGTTAACATGCTGACAATTGCAGAAGCGGACGGTGAAATCGAGCCAGCAGAACACAAAGTACTGGAAGAAGTAGGCCGTCGTTTAGGTCTTCGTGTGGAAGATTATCTGTAATGGCAAGCAAGGCACGTATCGCAATCGCCATTGGTTTTCTCTTGCTGTCCGTGCTGGTGGATTTCACCAGCACAATCCTGTCAGTTTTATCGGACGGGGCGTTGGTGGCAGTAGCTGTAACATTGGTATGGCCGATATTAAAAACAGCTTCTAAGGATCAGTGATGGGCTTCTGGGATTTTGCTGACAAGCATCCAATTGTTCTCGTTGTCATTGCTGGCATAGTTGTAGGCGGTATTGCTGGCGTCATAGAAGCACTCAGGAAACAGTAATCCGGCCCTTTAGCTCAGTGGTTAGAGCTGGCGACTCATAATCGCACGGTCACCGGTTCAAGTCCGGTAGGGGCCACCATATTTGGTTGTAACACGGCGTCTGGCACATGCGTCGTTAGCGGTCTGGTGACGTTAAAAGGGGGGAACCTTGCCCCTAGCTCAGGCAACGAACCAGGTAGCCGGAATGTGCAAGCCACCGTTTGTTGTTTCTCGGGTAAAGGGATTCACCATCCTGGCGATTCGGTGTGACAGCCGGGAAGAGTCCGGCGCATTAATCCTGATTTTCTGGTGATGACTCATATCGTTAGGAGTGATTTGAGTATGCCGATTATATCTGACATTCAGCACGCCTGGGTGGAGTGCTAATGTCTGCATCCCCTCTTGAATCCATGCCAAATTCCCTTAGTGCAGAACAAGCTGTACTTGGTGGCTTAATGCTTGATAACTGCCGCTGGGATGAAGTTGCAGATCGTATAGTTGCTGATGATTTTTATACCAGTGCTCATCGTGAAATTTTCAGTGAGATGGAGAGGTTATTAAGTCATGGCAAACCGATTGATTTGATAACACTTGCTGAAGCACTTGAACAGAACGGTAAATTAGAACGCGCCGGTGGTTTTGCGTACCTTGCGGAGATGTCAAAGAACACGCCCAGCGCGGCAAATATTTGTGCTTATGCGGATATCGTTCGTGAACGCGCGGTTGTTCGTGAAATGATTTCCGTCGCAAATGAAATAGCCGAAGCTGGATATGCGCAGGATGGCAGGGGCAGCAATGAATTGCTGGATATGGCCGAGCGCCGCGTTTTTGAAATAGCTGAAAAACGACAAAAGAGCGGTAGTGGTCCAAAAGATATCGCCAGCATTCTCGATGCAACGGTATCTCGCATAGAAGAGTTGTTTCAGCGACCACATGATGGTGTAACGGGGCTTGATACGGGATTTACCGATCTCAATAAGAAGACGGCAGGGCTTCAGCCGTCCGATCTCATCATTGTCGCCGCCCGCCCATCGATGGGGAAGACTACGTTTGCGATGAATCTCGTCGAAAATGCCGCAGTCCGTAACGATAAGCCCGTATTGGTTTTTAGCCTTGAGATGCCGAGCCACCAGCTGATGATGCGCTCACTGGCTTCTCTTGCACGCGTTGATCAGACTCGTATTCGAACAGGGCAACTTAACGACGAGGATTGGGCGCGGGTTTCTGGCGCAATGGGGATTCTGTTGGACAAGCAGAATATTTTTATTGATGACTCAAGCGCCCTGACACCTACAGAGCTTCGTTCCCGCGCTCGTCGTGTTTATAAAGAAAATGGTGGTTTGAGCATGATTATGATCGACTACCTGCAACTTATGCGCGTCCCCGAGCTGCAAGATAACCGAACGCTGGAAATTGCCGAGATTTCTCGCTCACTGAAGGCTTTGGCGAAGGAATTACAAGTACCGGTGGTGGCATTGTCACAACTTAATCGATCGCTTGAACAGCGTGCGGACAAACGACCGGTAAATTCAGATTTACGTGAATCAGGAGCAATTGAGCAGGACGCAGACCTGATCATGTTTCTGTATCGCGACGAAGTTTATCACCCGGATAGCGAAATGAAGGGCATTGCCGAGGTAATTATCGGAAAGCAACGAAATGGCCCAATTGGCACGGTGAGATTGGCTTTTAACGGCCAATACTCACGGTTTGATAACTATGCTGGTGCTGACTGGCAAGAGGATTATTAATGCAATGGAATGAGGAAAAGCCGATGAACATCCTGATCATTGGGCGAAAATTTGAAGCTATCAGTGATGTGAAAACATATACGGAAATGTGGGCTTACAACCTGGCCTGCGCCTTTAGTGAGGCAGGGGTAACATTGCAATACCATCGTCCATATTCCCCCGGCGTCGAAAGCCCGGAGGATTATGTTGAAGCTGTGTTGACCGCTGCGACCTCGTGTTCTGCGAAAGCCATTTTAGCGCCAGGATTGCGGTATTTTACTACGGTGCCCAGGGAAATAGGCGTGCAACTGCGTCGTCGATTCACTGGATGGGTAGCCCAGGTATACGACGGTTCTATGCTGGATTCGGCACCAGTCGATATTACTTTTACTGTCCGCGATGATACCTGGCGGTACCTGGATAATCCAGGCAGGTTAGAGCGTCATAATCGTTTTAACAAACATGTTGGATGGGCAGCGAATCAGGATCTGTTCCATCTGGAAACCAAAACAGACAATGTTCTGCGTATTTTTGTAGACCACGCTGCATTTGATGTTAGTGGTTTTGATCACTCCTTAAGTATCCTTATGAACCTTCAGCGTCTGACCGTTCCGTATGAGGCCAGAACGTTGACTGATGACGGATTGGTTACCATTGATCCGGGGAATATTTCGGTAACTCCATACAGACGGACGCCGGTGCCAGCAACCGAATTTGCAGCTGAATTGCGTAAGAGTGACGTGTTTATCGTTACGCATCCCGAAAGCCTTGGATTAACTGTACTTGAGGCGGCAATGTGCGGGGCGTTGGTATTAACGCCTCCCGATTGCCTTCCGCCAGATCGCCTGGCTTTGGTGAACCATATGGTTATCAAGTCGCGGATTGATTGGGATGAGGTTATTGCTCGCGTTGATCGCGTGAAAAATGCTGAAAAGGTCCAGTGTCACACCTGGTCGGCAATTGCGGAAAAGATGCTTGAGACGTTTGTCACGCAGAAACCGTCGCGCGGTAACGGATAAAAAATTGAACCCGTCATAACAGAAAAGCCCGAACGCCGGGCTTTTCTTAAGCCTTGTCAACAGAGACTTGAGCGGCTTTTATGGATAGATTCCCGCTGGCCTCTATCGCCATACTTCCCCCCGCCTTCAGGGCGACATCCGCGCCTGACTTTATATCGAGATTTCCTGCGGAAGAGATGAATGCCGGACCTTGAGAAATGGCATATAACTCCCCGGCCTCGTTGAACCCGATTGTTGTTCCACTTTTCAAGTGCGTAACGGCCCAGGCTCCGCCCGCCGTCCGGACCTCCATTAGTCCGTTCCGCGACGAAATAAAGTCTTTTTTGGCGCTGGTTGATGGTTGTGCTGGTGCACCTTCGACTTCAGGCGGTACATAGCCTTCACCTTGTCCTGACGCTTCAGGCGGCACATTGGGAGCGCCACCGGATGCATCCTGTGCATAACCGATTATCAATGGCCATCGAGAATCCCCATTGTAGGGAAATTCTACCCATACTTTATCGCCGGGCAGAAATGGTGAAAACGTGTTTGCATTGGACAATATAGCTTCTGCCCACGGCAATGAGGCATCTGGTAACCCATCCATCATGCCGACAACACGTATTTGTGTACGCATCAGACCTTTAGGGTCATCGACGCTTACCACTACAGCCCGATACTTCCCTGTCAAACTACCCATTCACCACTCCTAACTGTGCACGGCTGACAAAACGAAAGCGGTCTTCGAAATGAGTCACGGACATCACTATCATTTTGTCAGGGATAGATTCATCGAGTTCTCCGTCACCTGCCGTGTTATGCACGACAATTTTCAGCGTCGTACCCGGAGTTAGCGCGGCATTTCCTTCCACCAGCATATCGAGGCGGGGGAGAATGAATTTGTTGTAGTTCGCCAGCGCGGTAGGATCGGGATTGCTCGTAAATTTAATGGGGTCTTCCTGGTTACCTGAGTAAACCACACCTTTGGTCATGTCATAACTGGCCATTCTGTAATTGTGGCGGCGCTGGTATTCATAATCGGCATTCAGGATGTTGAACTGACTAATTGTAAATCCGGATGTGTTGGGATTGGCGGACTCATAAGTAAGCGATGGAGCGGCGTTTGCCATTTTTTCCATACTTTTAAAATTGATCGTCCCCCTGGATGCCCAGCACATAGAACCGGTATCCCGGGCTATCTCCTGCAATACCTTGGTCGGTTTTTCTCCAACATTTAGGTGGTATGTGGATGTTTTTCTGAATGAGTCAGCATTTACCTTCAGACCAGGGGCAAGAGAGGAAACTACGGCTGATGGGGGCTTATCAACAAAATACTGTGCGCTGGTGGACGGAACTTTTAATAACCGCACCGGGTTACTAAACGCGTAAATCAGTACAGTATCGTCCTTGCGCGGCGCTTTAAGAACAAAGAACTCTTCCGAGAAGAGGATGCCGCCATGACCTTCCGGATCACCAAGTGAAACTGTCAGTATTGTACCAAATTTCACCCCCAGCTTATTGACCACGTAAGCCGTTGAATCCCTGATCATGAGCATAAGCTGGGGACCAGATAGCTCCCCAGGTTCGACATAGGTACATCCTACGATCATTTCGCGAGGGATTTCGTTCTGCCCAATTGAAACAGATTGCAGGAATAGCTGAGTGCGTTTTGAATCAGTTTCCGGGGCTGTGGTGGTCTTTGTGGCCATCTCATTCCTCCAGAATTTTCGCTTTTACCGTTATGGTGCCGGTGGTTTGCTGCATATAAGCCAGGATAGGAAGCTCCGCCACAACGGTGAGGTTCAATCCAACCGCGAACAGCCTGTTGTCGGCGGTGCCGGTGGTCAGATCCTGAAATGCGATTGATTTTTGCCCTTCTATGTAACAGGTAACCGGTATCTCATAACCGCCGACATTGGCAATGTGAGTGAAAGATGCCTGCCCGAGGCTGGCATACATTCGTAGCCAGAATGCTAATGCAGTTGTAACCATCCCAAGAGATTCCTTCTCGTCACTGGCTATCCATAGCGAATATTCCAGTGAGAAAGGGATAGTCGATACCAGGGCTTCAATCTCATCATTTTCATTGGTGACATGCCCTTCATCGTAATTATCCCGGCACAGTTCACCTTCATAAATTGAAAACGCGGGAGAACGAGACAGATTCACAAGCGGCATTGCCAGCTTATTTACCGGGCCAGCAGAGGCAGTATCTTTACGCCCGGCGCGATCGGCTTCAAATGACGACAACCACTCCTTCACATCACTAAAAGTGCCGAGCGTTATGCGATCTCTTGGGGTGCGTTTCAGGAACTCCCTGAATGACTGGTTAGTGCGATCATTAAAGCTGACAACTTGTGAGTCGAACGCTTCGTTTAAAGCCTGTGCGAGCGCCGAATCAATGCCATCAATAGTGGCAAATTCCAGCTTACCGGTTGGAGTAAGACCTTTTTTCTTAAAGATGGCCAGTAGCCATTCCTGATTATTCAGAATCACCGATGAAATTCCCTTCAAAGGCGCGTGAAGGCACGCAATAAAACAAACTGCCTACCCTGGCAGTGCCGTAATTGAATATTTTATGGATGTACCAGAAGCGGCGAATGGTTGTGCCGTCTGACAGCTGTTCCAGCCATTCGAGCATAGAACCCACTGGCACATTGACGGCGGCTAACCGAAGGATTAAAGCACTGTCGCTAATTCCCGTATTATCACTGCCGTCGTATAGCGCGTAGAAGGCGTCCATCTCATCCGGGCAGTCGAGGGCCGTTATCAGTTCTGGATCCTGATAGTCATATATGCGTTGGTTCGGTTCTATTATTTCAGGTGCCGTTTCAGGTGCATTTTTGTTTCTGTAAGGTATTGCGCGATACAGAACTGCATCGAATGAGTCAGGGTCTAGCTTGATTGCTTTGAGCCAGTCCATCCGCACAAGGTTATTAAAAACTGCATGACCTTGATAACGGTGGCGCACACCAGAATCACTAAGCAGGCCGTGATCCAGATTGGGAAGGTGATTGTCCTCCACAGGATCAACAATATTACCAACGTTAACACCATCGGTTTCGATTTCAGCATCAATATCATCCTCTTCAATCAGTTCAGAACCTTCGCCTGGAATATCCGGATCCGATTCGGTGTCCGGGAGGTTATCACCAGTCACTTGTTGTGATGGTTCTGTGTCCTCAAACATGTCATCAAAGAAACCAGCCATCGATTATCCTTTCCGTTTACGGGCTTCATTAATTTGTGTCTCAAGAATGCTTCGCGCCTGCGCGGTGGCAGCGGCCTTGTCCATTCCCTGACTCATGAAAAACTTTATGAGGTTGTTCGCCTGCGTTTGCAGGGCTTTTTTGAGAGCGTCGGCTTCAGCGCGAGCCTGGGCTTCCCTCACCCGCGATGCTTTTAGTTCGGCATTCTTCCTGTTTGCCGTGGTGCGAGCTTTTTTTAACAACCGGCGAACGTTGTCCGTGGCGCTATCTTTGGCGCGTAGTTTTTTGCCTAATGCATCCTGAGATTTCAGATACAGCTCATACTCACGCGCAGCTTTAGCCTGATCCGTCGTTGTTGTCCGGTTGCGCGCGAGCGATTTAGCCAGTTCGCCTTTGAAATAGGTTGTTGTCTTCCGCTTGTCATCGCCGAAGGCTACCTGTTCAGCTGCTTTTTCCAGGGCAATAATGATGGCCTTGTGCCATGTGGGAGACTGAAAACGCGTCATAGCGTGCAACACATGTTTGCAGGCTACACCAGTCAGATCAGGGTTGCGGATCTTGGGGAAGGCATACTCTTTTGGCGGCGCGACAGCATAGTTACCAGCAGTGGCCATATAACGATACCAGTATTGATGGCGTCCACAATCACAGTCGAAAGATACCCGGCCCTTGCAGAGATCGGCAGCGATTCGGGCTTTTTTCGCACCGTCTTCAGCAATATCCTCAACGGCTTTATCCCATTCCTCAAATCGAATTCTGACACGGTGATGCTGGTGGACCGACTCATCCGAGGCATTAACAGATATCAATGCAAGGTTGTGTTTTAGCCCGAGGAATGTCGCGGCTTTGATCCCTGTGCTATCAGAAACTTTGTTGTTAGCGCGTTTTATATCAATGCTGGTGGACTGCGCCACCAGCTGAGCATAGGTAATGCCGGGTACCGTGCTCTTGAATTTGGTTTTATGAGCCTGTCTTGAGGTGTTGAAACTGCGTATATCTTCGGGCGTAAAGTAGGTGCCATCTTTCTTTTTCCCAAGGCTGAGGAATGCCTCAAGTTCGCGGTTACGCATCCCCATAATCCTTGGGGTGAGTGTACGCCGCGCGTTTCGCCGATTCTGACGCTGCTGTTTACGGATAAGATCGAAGACCTTGTTAAAGTCTTTTGCACTTAATCCATCGGTCTGATAGCGACCAAGGTTGTCGCGAGCATATTCAGTTGGCATTCAATTCCCTTACGCAATGGATAATGTCCCTATTACCTGGCCGTCGTATTGGAAATGGCGAATCATTTCGCGGATCCAGGTGGCAGGTGGGAGTTTTAATTTTTTGCCAACAGTCATACCCTGAGACTCATCCTCAAGCCCGGCGGCGAGCGTCACAACCCAGCGTAGCTCTGCTATGCCCCACATACGGTAAGCCAGCAAATCCGGGCGATATTGCTCATCGGGAAGAACGTAATAAATCGTCAGATTCTTGTCGTTCGATTCACACATAAGCATCACCTCTTTGCGCAGCTCTGCCCTGAGTATTGGATCGGCTATGTTGCGGTCGTCATACCGCGACAGAGGATATTGCCGGGTGCTTTGGGTTGTAGTGATTGATGTAGCCATAGTCAGCCTGCCAGAAATAGATGATGGTGATTCTACTGCTAGTCATTTGTTGAATATTTAACTTAATAAAAGAAAATTATTAGTGCAATTTTAATTGTGGAATGTATCATTCTGCCCTTAAGTAGGTTCTTCACGAGGAAACAAAATTGGCAGAACGTGTTGATGATGCAGAGCTGAGCATGAATCAGTTAGAAGCTCTCAAAGACATGGCCATCGATAACATCAGAAAGCAGGCACAGGTCGTGAGCCAGGTATTTACAGGGAAGTGTCGTTACTGCAATGAATCGATTGAATCAGGCATTTATTGTGACGCTGAATGTGCGCAATGGCACAGGGAAGAGCAGGCCGCAAAACAGCGTAAATATGGCATGCGACCGGCAGGATTTGACTGATTATGTTGCGCTTTACTGAGGAAGAGTTTCAGGCTTTTAGTGAGCGTCGAAATAAGGGGCGGTCCAGGCCAAAAACCAAAAAGGATCCATTCTTATCGCTTGCGCCGGTAAAAGAAGTTTCTCCACATGCGAAGGCACTTGCAGCACTGGCAAAGAACCCAGACCTGCGCGACGGAAATTGCGAGCACTTCGAGCAGGTTTTCATTTTTGATTACTTCGAACGCAAGCACCCTGACATCTATGAGCTGTTGCATGCAACGCCTAACGGAGGGAAACGTTCAAAAGCAACCGCCGGGAAAATGAAGGCTGAAGGGCAGAAAAAAGGTTATCCAGACATGAGTCTCGATAAAGCATGCGGTATTTATCACGGCATGCGAATTGAGCTTAAAGAACCAAATGGTAAAGCCCCGACGAAAGAGCAGATCGCCTGGATGCGCAGGCTTAGAGAGGAAGGTTACTACGTCGTTCTTGCGTATGGTGCAGAACAAGCGATAACCGCCATCCTGGAATACATAAGCCTTAAAAAGGGTGAGGCTATTGAGCATGTATTGAACGGCGACAAGTGGTTGTATGCTGCTTAAAATAATAAATTAATTAGTACATATGCGCCATTTGATATAGCGCACATTAACATCGGGAGAATAATCGTGTCATCCAAGGCTAATTATGAATCGCTGGCATCGATCATGCCGCGTAATGAACAGGAAACAGATGCTGTAGTGGACCCTGTAATCGCTGAAATGAATGCTCGCCTGGAGGCTGAATTTGCAGCTGAGAATGAACATACCACGCAGGGCGACTAGGACTGTTTTTTGTGTCGGTAGCGGTCCGTCACTCACTCGTGAGGACTGTGCTGCTATAGAAAAAACTGGCTGTTCAATCATCGCGGTTAACAATTCCTGGCAGATGTTCGATGACATTTATGCCTTATATGCCGGTGATTTGTCATGGTGGAAGCAATACGGATCCACCATACCGGGAGGGAGATTCCGCAAAGTGACAGCCAACCTGGCGGCGGCGAAATCATTTTCGTTGGAGTACAGGCGATATTGTGGACCGGCGGAAGGGGTAAATAGCGGCGCGCAGGCTATCAGTCTGGCTGCTGAATCAGGGGCTGAAGTAGTGGTATTAGTCGGCTATGACTGTTCTCTGCAAAACGGCCTTCATTGGCATGGCGCGCACCCTCAAGCCCTACGGAATCCAACGCAGGTTTCTATTTCAAAATGGCAACAGCAGTTCCTGGATACCCGCAAAAAACACGCAGATTTACATATTTTGAATGCAAGTAGGAGCAGTGCAATTCAATGTTTCCCAAGAATAAATTTAGAGGCAGTGATCGCGTTATTATCGTCGGCAGTGGCCCAAGCGCCGCAAACTTTGTTGCGCCGCGCGGAGTGCCGATTATAGCGGTCAATGGGGCCATCGACTGGCTGAACCGCGCTTCTTATTTTTTCACACTTGATCCATCGCCAGACAATATGCGGCGCGTTGGTCGTGGCCGCCGTCGCCGTGGTGTTTGTTATTGCATGGCACTACCCGATGTTAAAGAACGTGAAGTCAGAGACGGCGTTCTGTGCTTCCGTCGTGTGGCTGAACGTGGCATGGAGCCAAAAAATACGAATTCTCCCGAGTGGTGGGCGTGGCGCTGGTCCGCACATTTCGGACTTTGCGAAGATGAGAATGAAATTGCCAGCGGCAATAGTGCATATGGCGCTCTGAACCTGGCTTTCCATATCGGATTCAAACATGTCGCCCTGGTGGGCGTTGACGCTACACAAGAACCACGCGTTCACTCCGGCGGCACGCCAAAAAATCTAAGTCACCTGCCTTTGTTATTCCAGTCTGCGCGTGAACGGATTGACGTTGTTTCATGCGGGAAAATGGGAGGTATTCCGCAGATGACTCTTAAAGAATGGCTGAAGAATACATGATGGCACCCACAATTTATCACCGTATCGACGGTACCAAATACAGGAATGTCTGGGTTGTTGGTGATCTGCATGGTTGCTACACCAGACTGATGTCCGAACTCCATCGTGTGGATTTTGACCCGGCGCAGGATTTACTGATATCGGTCGGCGACCTTATCGATCGCGGTACTGAAAATGTCGAATGTCTGGAACTATTGCAGATGCCCTGGTTCAGGGCAGTGATGGGGAACCATGAGCGGCTGATGATTGATGCGTTAAGTCCAGATGGCAACGTGAATAACTGGCTAATGAATGGCGGACAATGGTTCTTCATGCTGGACACTGATCAGGAAATATTAGCCTGGGCGCTGGTGGAGCTGGTAAAGCGTCTGCCCTATATCATTGAGTTGAACACCGGGCAAGAAACTATCGTTATAGCCCATGCCGACTATCCGGATAATGAATACCAATTCGGTAAGGAGGTGCCGCTTTTCAACGTTGTCTGGGCGCGCGAGCGTATCAGTGATTCGATGGATGATATTGGTGGCGAAATTTCGGGCGCAGATCGTTTTATCTTTGGTCACACTCCGGTGAAAAGCCCGAAGACATTCTGGAATCAGCAGTATATCGACACTGGTGCCGTATTTTGCGGAAACCTGACATTGATGAAAGTGAAAGGTGATGGTGCAGCATGAAGATTGCTTTAGTTTTTCGCTCTGGTGGTGACTATAACGCTTCCGATGTGCAGTGGCTGGTTAATCAACTGCCAAAAGGCTATGAAATTATTTGCCTGACAGACCTGAAGCGTTTACATGTACCTGGCGTCAAAGTTGTCCCATTGATCAACCAGTGGCAAAAGTGCCGTGGCTGGTGGGCGAAAATAGAGTTGTTCCGACCGGATATAACCGATGATCTGTTCTATCTGGATTTGGACACGGTTATTGCCGGTGATATACGCCCAATCCTAGAGCATCCACCAACCAGCTTCACCATGCTTAGGGATTTTTACCATCCACAATATCGTGGCAGCGGTGCCCTGTGGATACCAAATAGTGTTAAAGCGCATATCTGGAGTTCATTCTGGCAAGATCCGGAAGGTTGGATTTCTCGTTGTGTCACTACTGAGTGCTGGGGTGACCAGGGGTTCTTACGAAAGGTTATGGGCGATGATACACCAGCATTTCAGGATCTGTATCCAGGATGGTTTGTAAGTTACAAGGCCGATGTTGTGGAACCTGGTTCAAAATATGCGAGCGCGCGTTACTCCAGGGGGAATGGGGCATTACCAAAAGACTGCCGAATAATCTTTTTCCACGGCAAACCGCGACCTCGCGAAGTGTCAGAGGATTGGCTTCCCCTTATCAGCTCATTTTTTGAGCGAGAATCAGAATAATATTGCTCTAATAATTCCATATTTTTAAAACGTGATGTACACTCATCACGTTTTTTATTAGAGCAATCTACAAGGTGCACTATGTGGCCATTCCGACGGAAATATCACTACTGGCTGATCGCCTTTGTTACGCCGACCGGCGGTATCAGGCATGTCATCACCAGGTATCGCAACAAGAGACTCACCTTAGCCAGAATTTTACAGGCTGCCATAGGTGAGGGACTGGATACAAATTGCGTAGTCCTTCCTCCTTCATACTTAGGAAAAATGACCGAAGCACAAGCTAATACGGAACTTTGAAATGATCACTTCAGCACAAAACCAATCAATCGAAAATGTATCTATCCCTGACGTCCTGAATGCCGGTATCCCGGCCATTATCCAGAACATCCGGGCCGCGCAACGCCGCGTTAGTTGTGATGACCTCACAGCGCGTTTTTTTGATAATGCGGTTCAGTCAGCGGAGATGCTTCACGCACAGCTTATTGATGTTTATAACGCAGAAGCTGATAGCCATAACTCCCTGGTAGATGCAGCTGAAAATATGCAGTTGGATCTCGGTCTGAAGGGTAAAGAAATTGAAGAGCTTCAGCTGCAAATTGAACATTTGAAACGCCAGCAACAGGACGCGATCGACGATGCGACGCATGACGCCAACCAGCGTGCTGATAATGCCGAACGTATAAGCATTGAGCTGGAAACAAAACTCAATGAAATGACCGCGATGGTTGAACTGCGGAACTCACAGATTTCAACGCTAAAATCTCAATATAAAGAGATCATGAAACTTGATCCTTTTAACCTTGAGAAACGCTATAACAAAGCTAAAAGCGAGCGACAGGAACTGCGTAAGCAGGTCGCCGACCTTAACCAACAGCTCAAAAAAACTATTAAAGATGCAAGCGAAGCGCGCGTGGCATTTGCTAATAAAAAAGCAGAGGTTACCGCGCTGGTTAATGAGAATGCCAAATTTGCGACGCTCAAGAAGGAAATGTATGGCATTACTGAGCGCCGTTTCCCTGCAAGCAAACTTCATCCGACGTTAGGGCAAATCTCCTTCTTCCCGCGCCTCCTGGCTTATGGGATCTCATCGCCTAAAGAGTTCAATAACGAGCGTCCTTATATCGTTTCTAAGCTGGACTTTGCTTATCAGTTCTGCTGCGACATGGGCTATGCCATTGATATCCGGATCAACGAATGGTTGATGCCAAACTTCCAGCCGTTGGCCATTTTCCGCGAGTTCCAGCCGGAAGGTTGGGTAGAGTTCTTCCATGAATTGATCTGTAAAGAGATGGAAAGCCGCCGCCCGGAACTGGTCCGCCGTGTCGAGTGGGCGCAAGAGGTTATGTTGGCAGATGCAGAGCTACCGTTCGAACCGGAATTCATTGATGAACTGGCAACTAAAGGGTTGCATACCCTGTTTGATGTGGTTACCCGCCGTCATGAGCAGTTGGTGGTCGAATTGGGTTTAGAGGAAACAGCGGCAAGAAGACTTCTCGATGTTTGCTATGCACGTAGCGATGCATGGGAAAAAGAGAACGGCGGCACTATTTACGTCCGCTGATAGTTACAGTGTCACTTTTAATGCTGGTGGAGTGCGCCCACCAGCATTTTTTTCGTCCAATGGGGAGGGCATTTGAGTATTTTCAATAAACATGCACACCAGGAACGTCCGTATATCGTCATAGTCGATATTGATGGAACAATATCAGAGGCAACTGAAGACAGACTGCATTTGCTTCCGCCACCAGGTAAAGGTGCATTAACAAAGGACTGGAACGAGTTTAATCTCGCCTGTGACACCGATACTCCCATCACTCCAGTTATTGATTTGGTGCGCCAGTTATTTAACGTTTACACGGTCTGGTTTGTAACCGGGCGCTGTGAGATCGCAAGGGATAAAACACGAGCCTGGTTGCGGAAGTACGTAACAAACGGGGCTGAGCCTTTGCTATCTATGCGTCCTGCCACCGATGACAGAAATGACGGCCCTGCAAAGATTGATCTCCTTAAGAAAATTGGTCTAAGTAAAATCGCGTTCGCGCTGGAAGATAAGATTGAAGTGGCGCGTGTTTTCAGGAGGCACGGCGTACTTACGTTAATGGTCAGGGAGTATGAAAACGCGCTTCTCCATCAACAATAATTGCTCTAATAAATCTTGATTTTTAAAACAGAGAAAGTGAAAATAAAAACATGCCGCAAGGCGCGGCATGTATCCAATCAATCACAGGAGCTGAAAATATGAACACGGCATTCAAAATCATTATGGCCGCGATCTATTTCTGGCTGTTCTCTATCACTTTTGGCGGCATCGTCGCGCATGGGTAAGGGGGATGCATGAAAGGCGAAGTGAAAGAGCGCGGCATGATTTTCAACGATGAGATGGTCCGAGCCATCCTCGAAGGAAGGAAAACGCAGACGCGGCGGATAATGAAAAATCAGCCTGCGGAAGTTGGTCCAGAAGCACCAGTGATGGTTAGGGAAATTGGTGCAGGTTTTCAGTGGTACGGGGCTGATGGTGTAAGCAGTGTTTTCAATTGCCCCTTTGGTATCGTCGGCGATCGAATTTGGGTTCGTGAAACATGGACGATATTAGGCAATGAAGATGGTTGCAGTGTGGACTGGAACGACAACCTTTGTCGTGGCGATGAGAAGAACGCAGCAAGGATTTATCGGGCCAGTTGTGAGCAAAAACCTGGTGATTACGGCTTATGGTCGATACCCGATGATGCCGACTGGAAACCTCACACTGTGAATGAAAAGTTTGATGGTGGGTGGCGTCCATCAATTCACATGCCGCGATGGGCATCACGCATTCTGTTGGAAATTACCAACGTGCGCGTTGAACGGTTGAACGATATCAGCGAATGCGATGCAAGGGCTGAGGGCGTTCCGCCTGCTGGAAGTTTGCTTCCTGATCACCCGGGAACATTCCTTACTCCCAAGAGGGATTTCGCAATGGCCAAGGTTGCGTTCCAGCGCCTGTGGGAATCCATCTATGGTGAAGAAAGCTGGAACGCTAATCCCTGGGTGTGGGTAATCGAGTTTAAGCGCATTCAGGAATAAACCGTGAGTATGCATCAAATCGTCAGTTTTTCAGGTGGACGAGCATCGGCCTGTCTCGTTCATCTGTTCGAAGAGGTAGTGGCATGACAATCGTAAAAACCCATACCGGCACCGTGATCACCAAAGACGGGCCGCAGGTAAAAAAACTGCACCAAACAGAGCGGATGTGGGTCGTCGGCAAAAATGAGTTTTACCACAAAGATACCGGACGCCGCCACTTTGCAGAAAATACGCGCCGTCGACTGCTGTTAGACACCATCAAGCCTATCGAGGTGAAGCATGTTTAAACAGAACGAAAAAGCTATCGCTCAAATTGCTGATTATATCCCGCGTGCGTGCCGGGGTATGCAGTTGCAGGAAGCCAAAGCGCGCCTGGAGAAAAAAATTGCGCTCTATATTGATGACGGCTGTGATGCTGCCGTTCTTAACGCGGCGTTCGCACCAGCTCTTAACAGTCATACTCGGGAGTCTTTTTTTTCGTGCATCGAAGCGCAACTCCGCAAAGGAGGCAGCCAGTGAGCGAAATTAATTACCGGGCACTGCGTGAGATAGCAAAACAGGCAACACAGGGCGAATGGGTCGCATTTATTTCGCCGGGTACTGGTACGTATGCGGTGCATACGCCCGGTGATAAACGATGTGAAGACGTTATCAAATGGACCGGCTTTGATGGACTGAAAAACGCAGAGAACAACGCTCGTTATATTGCCGCATTCAACCCAAAGGTTGCACTGGAGCTACTTGGTGAAATTAAGCGCCTGGAGGACACAAATATTGATGCTATGTGCCGAATAGCACCGCTTGAGACTAAGCTCGCGGCTCTGGTGGCAGAGAACGCTGGGCTGAAACACGCAATGGCTGTAACTCTTGATCATGTGTCGGTCACGGATGCAGGGCAGGCCGGAGTTGCTGCAATGATTATCAACGATGCCCTACACCACAGCGAAACTCCAGCTACCGATGCTTTTCTGGCTGAAATTCGTGCGGAAGCACGCAACGAGGGGATTAACTATACCGCCAGCCGTCTTGCTGCTGCGTTCAATCACGGATTTATCAATAAGTCTTTGCGTGAAGTTTTCGACGTTACGCGCATGATTCTGTCAGCGAAAGAAGAGTTGGCTAATGAACCGTACCCGATTGATGGCCTGTCCGGTGAATATGCGGAGAAATCCCTTGAAGAATGGGCTGAACAGATTCGCAAAGGAGCTGACAAGTGAAGAAGATGATTTTTGTCGCGGCATTGTTGGTGAATATCCAACAAGTGCATGCTTCAGCAGCTATTGTAGCCTCTACCGCCGCGACTACGGCTGCTGTAGCTGCTGCGAACTCTGCGAATATCGCAAACCAACAGGCACAGCGTGCTGCTAATGCATCAGCCAGCGTTCACCCAATCACCATTAAGAGCAGTAAGCAAAATCTGGGATTCATAACGTGCGGCACGCGTTCTAATGAAGCTGTAGGCTCTCTGGGATGTACGGTATATGGCGATAGTGAGCGCAGAGAAATTCCATGGAAAACGTGGCCCGGATACGTTCTCGGATCGAAGCTCCCTGCCAGCTACGAAGTAAATGCCGTATCGTTTGATCACTATAACGGCGTGGCAACTGTCTATTTTACATACTGAGGCTCCGCATGAAATTCTCCAAATTTTCTGAGTTGGTGAATCGTATTTTGTTGAATCGTATTTTGTCCAACAACCACAGCCATCGTCGCGATATGGATGTAACGATCGTTGTTCATTCGCCTGGCAGCATTGGTTCAACACCTTCAGTTGAGGTTCAGTCAATTCACGCTGGTTTTGATTGGGATTCCGGGAAAGTGCTTATTTTCCCATCACAGCCACTGACCACGCTAACACCAGAACAGATTACTGATATCACTGATAGTGTGCGCAAAGGTCAGTCTTGGCACGCATATCAGGAATACAAGAAGCATCAAGAGCAGTTGGAAAAATTGTCGATTGAACTGGATGCCGCAAAACAGCGCATTGCAGAGCTGGATGGTAATCGCACGGCGCTGGCAGTGGAGAATGAGCTGGCTCGTAAGGCAGTTCAGGCATTCTGCGATGTTGTTGGCGACAACACCGAGGTTATCGCTGAGGTGGTTGGGCGAGATGGCGTTCTGGTTATTTTGGAGGCCATGAAGGCAACAGGAAATATGCCAGCCACCGATGCTTTCCTGGCTGAAGTGCGGGCGCAGGGCGTGGATGCTGCTATAGAAGCTGCAAAAAATCTGGTGGCCCAAGAATATGAGTATAAGGATTTCAAAGCGGCGCAGAGTGATTGCTGTATGCACCCTGGTTCAGACCTGGTAGGGAAGGTTGAAATGACTGAGTGGTTAGTTGACTTTGCTGCCCAGCTTCGCAAAGGAGGCAACCAGTGAGCGAAATTAATTACCAGGCACTGCGTGAGGCGGCGGAACGTGCAATTCCAGCAATGGAACGCCTGTTAATGTTGCCAGCTGATGATGATTTGTTAAGTGAACAGGAACTTAAAGATTACGGTGTGGATATTGATGCGCTCAACGCCTTCAAATTTCTGGCCGGACCAGAAACCGTGCTGGCACTACTGGATGAACGGGAAAGGAACCAGCAATACATCAAATCCCGCGACCAGGAGAACGAGGATATTGCGCTAACGGTAGGGAAGTTGCGCGTTGAGCTTGAGGCAGAAAAACAGCGGGCAAAGGATCTGTTTATGGAAAATGCTCGGCTTAAGTCAGGTATAGCCGGTCTGATACACCTCGGTATTCGATATGCAGATGTTGATGTCATGAAAATTGCTGGAGATGCCCAGCTTTCTACCCCATGCACTGACAGCATCATAAACAGCATTGCAACAGGCATTCGCATCAACGGAGGTGAGTAGTGCGTGTGGCATGTATTGGCTTGTTACCGTACCCGACTCGTTTTTGGGCTTCTGCGCTAATTGCAAAGCCACAGGTCCTGATGGCTGACAACATCACCCCAGCACCAAAGCGCCGCCATACCGGTATTGCAGCGGCACGACGAGCAGCAAAGAGACGCAGGAGAGCAAAGCGATGAAAAACCGTAAGGCAAAACGACTTTTTTTACAGCGACCTGTGCGTGTGGTGGAGCTGGTTATCAGCAACCATAAGATAGCGGTACTCCATCCATTTGGTCAGGTGGCTTTTGCCGCAAAGCGTAAGCCTAGCGCGTCACAGAACAGGCGGAAGAAAGGGTACGCAGTAAGATGAAAAACCGTAAAGCAAAGATTCTGTTAGTTCGTAGAAACGCTCCTGGCGTCTGGCAGTGGGTGAGACTCAGCAACCGACGGATGGGGTTGATGAAATATTACGGGATGATGGATTGTGGTTTTTGCAAAAAGCCCAGCGCGGCGCAAAACCGCTGGAAAAACCATTTGCGCACTAAAGGAGAGTGATATGGCGTTAACACACCGCGAACTCTGTCAGATTGCGTACAAGTTCCTTAAGCGCAACGGGTTCAAGGTTTGTTTTCATGACCGCTTTATAGCTGTAACCAGTACCGGAGAACAGCCAGATGCTATGGGGTTCAGAAATTCAGCATCATGCCTGATAGAGGCGAAGTGTTCTCGTGCTGATTTGTTGGCAGATAGAAAAAAGCGTTTTCGTAAAAATCCGTCTCTTGGAATGGGCGACTGGCGATTCTTTATTAGTGAGCCGGGAATTATTTCAATTGAGGATTTACCACCTGGCTGGGGATTACTTCACGTTGTTAACGGAAGAGTACGGAAAGTACATGGGTGGCCCAAGGGTAATTGCTGTTGGGGTAACCCTGAAGATAAACCTTTTATTGGGAATAAGCAGGTTGAATGCGATTACATGTTATCTGCATTAAGGCGCATGGAGTTGAGAGGGCACCTTAATGAAATATATGACGGTGTAATTGTTAATAAGAAAGAAGGAAACGCGGCATGATCACTATTACCAAAGAGCGACTGCTGACAATCAAGCAGTGGCGCGAAACATACGGACCTGATAGCAACGTTGTACTGCCAGCAGAAGAAGCGGAAGAACTGGCGCGTATCGTGCTGGCATCGCTGGAAGCAGAGCCTGTTCTGTATCAGTCCTGCACTCGCCCCACCTGGAATAGCGGTGTTCCGTGGACGGAATGGAAAGAACGTAGTCGTGAGTGCTACGAAGACGATTTGCGTTTTACAGACACGCCTGACCATGCCGGTTGGATATACAAATGTCGAAAACTATATACCACTCCGCCAGCGCCGATAGCGTTAGAGGCCATTGAAAACGCAATTGAATACATTCGTAGTATCGCTTTTCACATCGATGAAGACGATTACCACGGCAAACATATTGCGTATTTCATGCGACAAGCATTGGCCTGGCTGGAAGGGCATTCATGCAGCGACGACAGACTGGGTAAAGCCGACAATCAACCAGTACGCGGCAACCAGGCTGCCGAATCCAATCGCGGTAATGAGTGGACCGGCAATCCTGATATTGATAACGCAATCATCATGCTCGACCGCATAGATACGGCGGAAAGTTACGATGATGACCGTATTGAGGCTGTTAAGGCTGTTTTGCGTAGACTGGCAGGCAACTCTCCGGTAACTCCGGATGGTTGGATAAGCTGTAGTGAGCGAATGCCCCCTCAAGATGATTGGATTTTAATTTATTCAAAGCACGGCGAGTATATGGCAGGACAGGTACAAGGGGAATACGTGGAGTTGAGCGACGGCACTTTATCGTGGTTAGGGAACGCCTTGTTCTGGATGCCGCTACCAGAACCGCCGCAGGAGGCGAAATGATGGATGTAAAAGAGAAGGTTTTGCAGGTGATGCGTTCCCGTGCTGCCCTACAAGAGAAAGCTCTCGGCGGTGAATATCCATTCACGATAGCAACCTGGAATCTGCGGTTGGCAATGGAGAAGGAATTTCCTGATGAAGAATGGCGCTCGGCAGATTTGCGCAAAATTCTTATGGAGCTGGCTAAAGACGGAACAGTATCCAAAGATACCCATGCCAGCCGGATTGGTCAGGCGGTATGGAGACTTGAGGTGCGGTAATGAGCTGGCCTGAAGCATTTGCGATTGTAGGCGTAGCTATGGCGATTGCCGCTATTTTTATCTTCTGGGGGTAACGATGGGAAAATTAACTTTTGTTGTCGAATTTGAGGATGGCAAAGAGCCACCTGTTAGCGCCAATCTTGATGTTGCTGGTGGCAGGCTGGTTTCGGTTCTATTTGGTGATTACCGCGACGACTTCTTTCAGCCTGAAGAAGTTGATGTAGTGCGAGAGGCATTAAACGAGTTAAGTGTTGATAACGATGATGCTCATGCGGAAATCATCCAAAAAATGGAACTGCTAACTCACTAAATTATCAATTATGGTGCTATCACCTACGACACCGAGAGAAAATTTATAATGTCAAAAGTAAATGTTTTGATTTTTTCAGCAATTGTTGGCTTTGGTTTTACTGCCGGAGTGCAGATTTATATTACGTGGGAAAAAATCATCAACTACGCATGGAGTTGTTTTATTAAGTGAGGTAAGTATGTGGAGAGGTAATAATCATGGCAAAAGCCAGATGATACTTACCGAATATAAGCTAGACCACAAAACCAATAAATCACGCTCAGTATATTTGCTCCGGCACAATAGCCGCGTAAGAAATACCGTGCTGGAACAAAATCTGACAGTTGAAATGGATAATTGCGGGGAATTCAAGCCAACAATTTCGCTTGATGATTTTCCTCGTGGTTTAAGCGAAAGAGATGCAATGCTGAAATTAGCAGAATGGCTACAAAGATTAAGCATTGCTATTGAAGATAACTGGTCTGAACCTTAAATTTATATGATGACACTAAAACATTTTCTTGACCGCCCATTATGGGCGGCAGCCGCAGGCTATGACTTTAATTATATGGATTGCATGTCTTATACTGCCAATGCATACGACCATTCGTTCATCCTGCTGTTTAATTCTTTAAGAATATTGCCGGAAACAGAAGTTGGAGAGCTTCATTTATGGCTATTGGGCTTTATCGCGGCTGTCGTTGGTATTGCTGTATGGCCTTTTATTTTCTGGCTGGTGGCTGTTGTAGTGTGGTTTAAGTGCAAGACATACCGGAAAAAGTATTTCTTAGGTGATGGAATGACTGATATTGCCAAAATGAACATTGAAGAATGGACTAAGGAATGTGAAAAGAAATGGCGCAAAAAGAAATGACCAGAATCACTGAAGAGCGCATATCAGAGATTATTTCCCGTATCGAAATGTATGGTCACGGTGCTGGATATACGGCAGATGAAGTATTGGAAATAGCCCAGCAGATGCTGGCCTTGAGACAAAAAGAGCAACATGAAAGTAATACGTGTAGATTGAATTTTGAGCATTGGCTGGAACAGCAACGCGGAAAAATCGATGTGGACTGTGGTTGTGTGTCCACTGAAACATTCATGCACTGGCTGTGGGTAGCTTACGAGGCTGGCACCGGTGAACGTATCCGCATTAAGCCGCATGTTTATCGCGAACTGGTTAACCGTCTCCACGATACAGCGATCAAGTGTGCTGGCACCCAGCAATTACGAGAAAGAATTAGCCGTGTTTTGGGCGACGTTATTACACCAGATCATCATAAACAAGCCGAGAAAAGTGACCTGGAAAGGTGTCACCTTGAGGCGGCATTAAACATTAAGCCGGGGCATACGCTTGGCATTATTGATGCACTATTGGTTCATAAGATGGCCAGGGCTTTATTGCCGCTGGTGGCTGAAAAGCATGAGGTGGACCATGCCAACGAAAGCTGAATTACAGGTGCGCGTAGATGAGCTTGAAAAAGAGAACGCGAGCCTCAAAAAAATGCTGTCGCGGGCGGAAAGGGAATTATCAGGCAAATTATTGCCAGAAGAACTGCCACCAGCAGATATACCTGATCGAGTGTCCTGGTGGATGAAGTATTTCCGTGCACCGTGGGAGGCGTTTTGGTGCTACGACCATCGCAGATGGTGTGATGAACTTGATAGCAATTTTCCCTACTTTGCGGAAGGGAACACCTGCCCTCAATGCAGGGGATAGCATTTGACGAAATCGATCACCCTATCCTGAACTTCAGAAAGAAGGTCTTTTTCACGCGCCAGGACGTCAGGATATTGACGTCCTGGCCTTACCAGCTGCCGGAGCTTCCCATTAAGCAGAATGGCCTCAGAAAACACTTTTACGCTGTGCTTTATCCCCTCTGTTTCACTTTTCAGCGTCAAAATAATGCGCAATTGCTTATTAGCCTGATTCGGATTCAATACACGAATTTGCAGTTCGTCTATGCTGTTCCGCAATGGGATTGATGCCACCACACTGGTGCAGTCTCTGATTGTCTGAATTGAACGGCTAACATTGAGAACGTTATTGTGCATGTGCCTGATCCACTAACTCCTGGAGGTTTCTTGTGTCAGATCGAAATATAGCAGCTAAAAGCCAGGAAGAGCGAGACAAGGTGAACGTAGACCTTGCCGCCAGCGGCGTTGCTTACAAAGAACGGCTGAATATACCTGTGATTGCAGAGCAAGTGGCCCGTGAGCAACCGGAAAACCTGCGCGCCTATTTCATGGAACGGCTACGGCACTACCGGCAGTTAAGCCTCCAGTTGCCAAAAGGGAGCGATCCGGTGTATCAGAACGAGGATGCACCAAAAAAATAACGGCAAGATGGGGGAGAAATGTGATTAGCCCCCAGCGTGGCGCGCCTACAAACCCCGCTTTCACAAACTATGCCTTTTCAATGTATACTGTATGAATAAACAGTGTCATTGAGGTAAAACGCTATGGGCTTCCCTTCTCCTGCGGCGGATTATGTTGAAAGCCGAATTTCTCTTGATCAGCAGATAATTAGACATCCTTCAGCGACCTACTTCATGCGGGCAGCTGATAGCCATCACCGTGAGGGAATATTGCAGGGTGCTTTGCTGGTGGTTGATTCCTCGCTTACTCCGGTTGATGGTTCTCTGCTTGTGTGCGCTATGGAGGGTGAATATCGCATAAAGAGATACAGGAAGTATCCGCGCCAGCACCTGGAGGACTTAAGCACCGGGAAGAAAGAGGCGTTACCAGTAGATGACGATGGATACACGGGCAGTAATGCTGTTTTTGGTGTGATCACTCATGTCATCAATGATGCCCGAAGTGGGGAATTTGATGATTGTCCGGTTATTTAAGCTGCAAAGTGCTGGTGCTTTATGCCTGTGAAGTTTATAATTGTGTACACATAACGAGTACACGAGGTGTTTATGCAATCCATTAACTTCCGTACCGCGCGCGGCAACCTTTCTGAAGTGCTCAACAATGTTGAAGCCGGGGAAGAGGTTGAAATCACCCGCAGAGGCCGTGAGCCAGCAGTAATTGTCAGCAAGGCTACTTTCGAAGCCTACAAAAAAGCGGCGCTGGATGCTGAATTTGCATCCCTGTTTGACACCCTGGACTCCACCAACAAGGAACTGGTTAACCGATAATGAGGCATATATCACCGGAAGAACTTATTGCGCTTCATGATGCGAATATAAGCCGCTACGGCGGCCTGCCTGGCATGTCAGATCCGGGCAGGGCAGAGGCCATTATCGGGAGAGTTCAGGCCAGAGTTGCCTACGAAGAGATCACCGACCTTTTCGAAGTCTCCGCCACCTACCTGGTGGCTACAGCGAGAGGGCATATATTCAATGATGCCAATAAGCGTACCGCGCTAAACAGCGCGCTGCTATTTCTACGCCGTAACGGGGTGCAGGTATTTGATTCACCTGAACTGGCAGACCTTACTGTAGGCGCTGCGACTGGCGAGATATCTGTATCTTCTGTCGCCGACACGTTACGTAGATTGTATGGTTCTGCGGAGTAGATTAATGGCACGCAAATACAACAAATTGTCCCGTGAAGCGTTAAAGATGCTTCTTGATGGCGTGAGTCGCCGCGAGGTAAAGCAATACCTGGTTGGTAAGCAAATTGGAGCCAGGACTGCTATTGCTGTGTTATGCCGTCAGGAAATGGTTGTGCTTAAACAGAGAATGCCGGGCAGCAGATAAAGCCCAATCAGTGATGAAAGGTGTGATGTGAAAGCCGTAATTACTCCCTTTGTACAAAAAGAGCTTGGCGTCGCCACATTCAAAGTGGATCAGGAAGTCAGAAAGCTGGTGGAGGCTGGCCGTAAATTTATTATGGAGCCGGTGCCGCGTGAGTTAATCGAGCACATGGACGACGGCCTCGTTGTTTCCGAGCAAACTATGGCAACAAATGAGGCGTTGCAGCCGTTTTTTAACAGCGATGAACTGTTTCGCCGTATTGGTGGAATTGACGCGCTGGTGGCGTGGTTGCGCAGGAAAGAGGGGCAATGCCAGGCCGCAGATCGTAGCTGGTGTGACAACCATATTGTCCACGCAGAACGAGACAATAGCGCGGTGTTGTTGTGCTGGCATCACGATAACCATTACCGGATGCGTGGTTTTAATGAGCTGAAAGAAACGCTGCATAATAATCGCGTTAACTGGATACTGGATGTCGCCCGTCAGGAAATGGGGCTTTCAGATGGCCATGATTTAAGTATTCAGGAACTGTGCTGGTGGGCTTTCATGCGCAACATGATGCACCTGATGCCGGAAGAAGTTTGCCGTATATCAATAAATAAGATGAAAGCCGCAACGCAGGATAGCGGACCTCTGAAAGAGGCGGATATTCGCCCGTATGACGATCGCGCTACAGCATATGTTCAGATGATGGAAGAACGCGCCGCGCCGATGCGTGCAAAAGTATGCCCTGTGGATGTTGACTCCGACCCTGGCATGGCGCATTTCAAAATACCAAAACTGCAATCGCTAAAATTACCTGAGTACATGGACTTTGTTGCTTCCCGTCCATGCTGTGGGTGTGGAGCGGCGGGAGCTGGCGCTCACATTACGCCTTATATCGTTCGTCATAGTCGATTATGCGCGCATGACATTTACGCAATTCCTCTGTGCCAGTCATGCCAGCGTGATATTGAGCGTGACCGCGATAATTGGGAGAAGACGCACGGTAGGCTGGCGATGCATCAACGATTGTTCTTTGATTACGCGCTTGGAGTCGGCGCTATCACAAGTCACTCGTCGAGTGTTAGATAAAATTGCTCTAATGTATTGCTATTTCTTTAATCGAGGGTATTATATTCCACGTTGATTAGTTGACATGGGCTAATCAGTAGGTGACAGGATGTTACTTAACTGGCAGGGACGCCACTTCATGGAAATAAATCACTCACGAATAACATCGTACGAGATTGCGGATTACATGATCCGCACTAAATCTCTTCTATCAGCGAAAGAACTCGCAGCAATTCTTGAAAAGGAATACCCGCATCTGGATGTCGATAAGCGCGATGTTTATCTGCGCTTAAAGGCTATCGCTGTGTCTAAGTATTCGTCTGTTTTGATTGATGACAGTACACGCCCACGTAGATTTCAGATCCACTCTCTGAATCCTGAATTCTTTCGCCGTAGCCGCGCTCCGCGCCGGTTTGATGAAAAACTCCAGAACGAACTCTATATGACGCAGGACGAAAAGGAACGCCGGGAGCACCAGCCTTGGGTAATGGCGCGTCAACTTTTCAATAAGGTGGCCCGTCAGCACCGTCATTACGGTAATGCCACATCCGCACGTATCTGATTGATTGCTTGCCCGTTCCGGGCCTTTTGACATGTGACTTTCGTTACCCTCGCGTCAAAAAGAGTTTTTACGAAAGGAAGCATAAGTGACCTGGGACGATCACAAGAAGAATTTTGCTCGCCTGGCGCGAGATGGTGGTTACACCATCGCACAGTATGCCGCCGAGTTTAATCTTAACCCTAATACTGCACGTCGTTATCTCCGTGCCTTCAAAGAAGACACCAGGACAGCGGACAGCCGCAAGCCAAATAAGCCAGTCAGGAAGCCACTAAAAAGCATGATCATTGATCACTCTAATGATCAACATGCAGGTGATCACATTGCGGCTGAAATAGCGGAAAAACAAAGGGTTAATGCCGTTGTCAGTGCCGCAGTCGAGAATGCGAAGCGCCAAAATAAGCGCATAAATGATCGTTCTGATGATCATGACGTGATCACCCGCGCCCACCGGACCTTACGTGATCGCCTGGAACGCGACACCCTGGATGATGATGGTGAACGCTTTGAATTCGAAGCTGGCGATTACCTGATAGATAACGTTGAAGCGCGGAAGGCCGCGCGCGCTATGTTGCGTCGGTCCGGGGCCGATGTTCTGGAAACCACTCTTCTGGAAAAGTCTCTTTCTCATCTCCTTATGCTGGAGAACGCCAGGGATACGTGTATTCGTCTGGTGCAGGAAATGCGCGATCAGCAAAAAGACGATGATGAAGGGACTCCGCCTGAATATCGTATCGCGAGCATGCTAAACAGCTGTTCCGCGCAGATAAGCAGCCTGATCAACACCATTTACAGCATCCGGAATAACTATCGAAAAGAAAGCCGGGAGGCGGAAAAGCACGCTTTATCTATGGGGCAAGCTGGCATTGTTAAGCTGGCATACGAACGAAAGCGTGAAAATAACTGGTCAGTGCTGGAAGCAGCTGAATTCATCGAGGCGCATGGCGGGAAAGTGCCGCCCCTGATGCTGGAGCAAATCAAAGCCGATCTGCGTGCTCCTAAGACAAATACCGATGATGAGGAAAGGCAAACTGCCGTCGGTGGCCCTTCTCTTGAAGATCTGGACAAAGTTGCGCGAGAACGGGCCGCCAACCGCCGCGCCGATGCCGCATTGTGGATTGAGCAGCGTAGGGAAGAAATCGCCGATATCGTTGATACAGGCGGTTATGGAGATGTTGATACTGAAGGTGTATCAAACGACCCATGGCTGGAACAAGACCTGGACGAAGACGAGGAGGAAGACGAAGAAGTTACCCGCAAGCTATACGGGGATGATGATTAATGGCCAGAAGTTGCGTAACGGATCCACGTTGGCGCGAGCTGGTGGCGCTATATCGTTATGACTGGATTGCGGCCGCTGATGTTTTGTTCGGCAAAACACCTACCTGGCAGCAGGATCTGATTATTGAGTCTGTGCAGGAACAGGGTAGCAAGACATCTGTTTCGTCTGGTCACGGTACCGGGAAATCAGACATGACTTCTATCATGATCATGTTGTTCATAATCATGTATCCCGGTGCCCGAGCCATTATCGTTGCGAACAAAATTCAGCAGGTAATGACCGGTATATTCAAGTACATCAAGATAAACTGGGCTACTGCCACCAGCCGTTTTCCATGGCTTGCTGATTATTTTGTTCTGACAGAAACCGCTTTCTATGAGGTTACTGGTAAAGGTGTATGGACTGTAGTACCGAAGGGCTTTCGTCTGGGAAGTGAAGAAGCTCTCGCCGGTGAACACGCAGATCATCTTCTGTATATTATCGATGAAGCCTCCGGTGTCAGTGATAGAGCTTTCGGTATCATCACCGGTGCTCTTACCGGACAGGATAACCGCATCTTATTGCTGTCACAGCCTACACGCCCAAGCGGCTATTTCTACGATACTCACCATAAACTGGCCAAGCGTCCTGGTAACCCTGATGGCGTTTATACGGCGATCACGCTTAACAGTGAGGAATCACCGCTGGTAACGCCAGCATTTATCAAAATGAAGCTGGCGGAGTACGGCGGGCGTGATAACCCTATGTACATGATTAAGGTACGCGGACTATTCCCTAAATCACAGGATGGCTTCCTTCTTGGACGTGATGAGGTTGAACGTGCGACGCGGCGGAAAGTCAAGATTGCCAAAGGATGGGGCTGGCTTGCATGTGTGGACGTTGCTGGTGGTACGGGACGGGATAAGTCCGTTATCAATATCATGATGGTGTCCGGCCAGAGAAATAAACGCCGTGTAATCAACTATCGAATGCTGGAATACACAGACGTTACAGAAACGCAGCTTGCCGCCAAAATTTTCGCAGAATGTAATCCTGAGCGATTCCCAAATATCACCATAGCGATAGACGGCGATGGGCTGGGTAAAGCAACGGCGGATCTGATGTACGAGTATTATGGTATTACCGTACAGCGTATACGCTGGGGTAAAAAGATGCATAGCCGTGAAGATAAGAGCCTGTACTTTGATAAGCGTGCTTATGCCAACGTTCAAGCCGCAGAGGCCGTAAAATCAGGTCGTATGAGACTGGATAAGGGTAATGAAACTATTGAGGAAGCGTCGAAAATCCCTGTAGGGATTAACTCCGCAGGTCAATGGAAGGTGATGAGTAAGGAGGATATGAAGAAAAAACTCAACCTGCACTCACCAGACCATTGGGATACATATTGTTTCGCTATGCTGGCGGATTATGTTCCCCAGGATGAAGTGCTTAGCGTCGAAGACGAAGCGCAGGTTGATGAAGCTCTGGCATGGCTTAATGAATAACTCATTGACCATGCCGGATGGAAACTATTGCGCGCTTTCGGGGTTGTCGTTTACTGGCTGCCCCTTCTTAGTTTTACGGCTGCGCGTAACTGATGCGGCTGATTTGACCTTTTTCTCTTCGCGAGTGATGGCAATTTGTTTTTTTACATTTTCAATATCTGCCAGGCGATATATTTTTGCCTGCGGCCAGCGGTCGCAGATGATCGGTTCTATAGAGTCATAAAGGCTAAATTTTGCTTTCTCGAATTCACCGTTGATGATAATTCCATCACGGAGAGTTTCATCGCAGATAAACACACCACATAGCGGCACATGGTAACTAACTGATTTACCATCATTGTAGTTAGGGCTACTAGAAATGTAATGGACGCGCAGCATTGTTTCGCTAAAGCCGTGTACGCGCATACGGAATTTTTCATCCTCCGGGTACTGCTTCATTAGCTCTTTTGTTGCTTCCAGGTTCTCTATGTATTTCGCACTGTGCTCATTGATCCCTGCGCTTTTCTGGATGCGAATGTCCTTATCAATCAGATGAATAATGCGGCCAGCGGTCATGTTGACGCTGTTCACAGCTTCTGTCTGATAAGTCGTAACCTTACGCACACCGCGAAGGATGTTAGGCACTGGATATAAAATAGTCTTTGGGATATTGAGGTCTGGGTACTGTTCCAGTTCCCGCGCCATTAAAGTCCATTTATCAATTTCAGCCTGAATGCTGTCCGTTTCTTTGAACGGCAGAACGACAACCGGGCGAACAGGACGACCGTCGCTGGCGGCATCAACGTGTTGGGCGCGTGCAACAGCTTTTTTTAGAAAGAGATCCCTGAAGCTGACGAACTCCTGGTACAGTTGTTCGCCGTAGACATAATTTATCATTGATCCTCCTCCAGAATTGACATGGCCAACAACTCACAGCGGATTACACTGGGAGTTGTTGGCCACCATTATAGAAGGATCCAACGAAAATAATAGATTTATTAGTGCATTTATTGTGAGTCTGGCTGGTTAGTGGCCATGAGATATTCGATTGTGTCAGTGAGATCATCCAGGTCGTCTTGGGTGATGCGGTACTCCTGATTGGATATCTTTGAGTAGTGTTCAGCAATGGCGCGGGCAGCGTCGGTTTCGGCGGGGTCTACAGATAAAGCGTTAGAGCAATGTCTAACGTCGTCGATGGTTGGTGGAATGAAAGCCATAATTATGCCTCACTGTATTGACAACACAGAGCCTGAAGCTCTGACCTACTGTTTCACCCATGATCCATGCTGGGGTAATCTAACAACATTGCGCTGTGTGTAAGATGAGCAATGCATAGCTGTAATGCCGTTGTATAAGGTTTCCCTGTTTGCTCATTTCCTTCTGAGCCGCTCTACAACGCTGAAGACACATTAAATAGTGAATCCAAAGTCGTATTACGAAACGGCGGCAAAACTATAATTTATTAGAGCAATTGTCAAACAACTATGAAAAACAATCCAGTTTTTGGCTGGTGGAGTGGGATTTTTCTCTCAAAATTTATTGCTCTAATAATTCTTGATTTTTATGCGCAGCTGGACGTAAACTCCTCTTCAGACC